ATCACTAGAAAAGAGGAAAATGATGGAAATGAATAAAGCAGCCATTGAAGCAAATAAGCGCCTAGCAGTAGAACGCAGTATTTACCAAGCGGGCCAACCTGCACGAGAGTCGCATGACACTTTGAAAGAAATCAAGTTTCTCTTAAGTGATATTTTGGAGATTTTGAGAAAAAATAATGACCGATAATTCTTATGTCAAAAGTTTTCGCAGAACTCCTATTGCTCTAGAGGCATTCCGTTTCACTCCCCTACAGCAGGCAGAGTTGGCAGAATGGTGCGGTGGGCAAGTTTCTGTAGTGCCCCTAAATGGGGATGATAATTCAATTGAATTGGTAATCGTTCTTGAGACGGATGATGGCTTAACAATGGCGCATGTTGGCGATTATGTCATCAAGGGTATTGCGGGTGATTTCTACCCGTGTAAATCAGAAATTTTTCATTCTTTATATGAGGAGATTGTCGATGTCTCATAACGAAGATATTGACAGGATTCGCTATGAATCAACGGTAGAAAGAATACGTAAGTATAAAATTATTGAAACAGATTCTCGCACTTGGTATGTCCTGGAGACACCCATGGAAGAAGTATGGCCTGCTGGGGACCCTGTTCCCAGAGATAGGGAAACACTTGTTCGGTTTGTTACCAAAGAGGAACATGATGCTGGACTTGAATGAAATGCTTAATCGTTTTCGCGAACGAGCAGAGGCAGTCAAAAAACGCCCTTTACCGCCAGTAGCAGGACCAGAGAGAGCACTTTTTGTTAACCAAGCAAAAATTGATTTTCAAGATTTTGCCATGATAGGCGACTGCGAAGCAACGCTAGAAGATGGAATACTTACCCTCAAGTTAGACCTTCGTAAAAAGGATTAATATGAATTATCCAGATTATCTGCAACCAGTTCTTAAACGTATCAACCCAGAATATGGCGTTACTATTTCTTGCGATGAGGGATGGTGGAATCTTATTGCTTTGTGCGACAAAGAATTGGCGTTAATTGACCCTTTGTATACCGTATTTCAAATTAAAGAGAAATTTGGTGGCTTGCGCTATTACTACAACCCCTCTAGTCCACACAATAGGGAAAGCATGGACGCCGTTATTCGCAAATATGAAAAAGTATGTTCAATGACATGTGAGAAAACTGGCAAACATGGTTATTTGATGATTAATGGTTGGGGTCAAATCAAGACGCTTGGTAACGAGTTTCTAAACAATGGATGGTCCATGCGCCGTATTGCTGCTAGTATCGACTTAGATGAAAAGCAATAGGGGTAAAGGGATTAATTCATGACCAGGCAACGCATGTTCTTGGATATTTCTTGTATAGAGGCCGCACGTCAACGAATTCGTCACGTCTACGACACATTTGACACCGTCTGCGTGCAATTCTCTGGGGGTAAAGACTCAAGCGCAGTCCTGTATCTTGCTAAAGAAATCCATGAAGAGCGTGGCCTCGGCCCAGTAAAGGTTATCTTTCGCGATGAAGAAATGGTTAGCCCATTAGTCATTGATTATGTTATGAAAGTTCGTGACTACGACTGGGTGGACATGGAGTGGTATTGCATTCCGTATGGCGCTGAGGTTTGGGTACTAGGGCAACGACAGTCAGTTATTCTTTGGGGAGAGAAACGGATGAAGGAAGGGCGTCTAGTACGCGAGATTCCAGACTGGGCTATCACTGGCTATCACTTTGGTTTGACTCATTCTAAGCCTGTACCTGAAGACGTCGACTATTACACGATGCAGGGGAAGAAGGGCAAGGTTGCCTTCCTGACTGGCGTGCGTGCTTCCGAGTCAATGATTCGTTACCGTTCATGCGTTCAGAAACTTCATGAAAACTATATCGTTACTCCATATCGCGGCAAAAAAGGAATGCCTCTCAAGTTTGCAAAAGTTATTTATGACTGGCAAATCAATGATGTGTTCAAGTTCCTAAGTGAAGAGCATGGTGCAGATTATTGCGAATACTATGACCTCGCTGCTTTAACTGGTTCTAATACGAGAGTTGGCATACCTCTGCATTCAATTGCTATCCGACGCATCGGTGACCTAGTTGCTACAGAGCCAGATTTCTACGACAGACTGTATGAGTGCTTCCCCCATATTGATGCTCAGCGCAGATGGTGGCCCGATTATGATATTGAGAAGGTTATTGCTTCTTACGCCTCACTTGGTTGGGACGGAGTCCGTGATGCCATTGACTATTTTATGATTGGTCCGACGAAAAAGAGGAGAGCGCAAAGTTTTGCTGCGGAGTTCCGTAAGAAGCATGCTTTGGACCCTTATTCGTATCCGATTGAATGGTTGATTCGGAACATCATGTTGAATGAATTGGGGAATAGGGCCGTTACTCCTGTTGGTCCAAAAACTAGGGCGCATACAATGCGTCTTGCCGCTATGAAGGATGAGGTTGAGTTGTATGAAGATTGAGTTTGTTCAAGAAGAAATTTTACGTGTCCCTGGTTGGAATGCTACTTATATTTTGAAGCCAGATTTGATGAGTTTGGCTGATTCGATTGCTTCGTTTGGCATTTTGTCACCTCTTATTGTTCAGCGTGAAAGCAACTTGGTGATAGATGGAAGTCAACGACTTCTATTGTTGCGTGGTAATAGGAGTTTATATGATGCTGTTGGCGGTAGAATTTTGGTTAATTACATTGACTGTGACGAACTTGATGCCATGTTCCTTCATCTACAGATGAATCGTGCGCGAGGTGCAGCAGTAGCAAAGAAAATATCTCACATAATTCGTACTTTAAAGAGGTCAAGAAAATACAGCATCAAGGATTTTGAGCATCGCCTATCTATGAAATCCGTTGAATTAGACCTTATGCTTGATGGGACGATTATCAAGCAGCGCGACATCAAATCTCACAACTATTCACGCGCATGGGTTCCTGTTGAAGCCCCTCCAGGAACAGTAGATAAAGCGCCAGCAATTATTGAGACTCCTCCAAACCCTGACCGTTAGTGTAAATCCCTAATACATGCTACAATTTTTGTAATAACAGTTTTTGAAGGAGTACTTATGCCGTTTCCAGAGGCAGATGCAGATGAAGAAGGCGAAATTGGCGGTCCTGGCCGTATAAGGCGTGCTGCCGCTAGGGGTGGAAACTTTGTACGTAATCTGCTCGGTTTTGGCCCTGCTAGGGCTGCCGGCAATAACAGACGCCGCTAAAAATCAACCATTAAGGTGACGCAATATGCTTGTTACTACAAACGATTTAGTTACATATATGGATATTAGATTCTCCTTGCGTCAGCAAGATGCTGCAGAACTTGTTCTTGCAGGTCTGCAAAGTGAACTTGAAACATATCTTAGACGACCAATAGAGTTGAATACTTTTATTGAGGAATACACGCTTCCATCTGATTATACGGGAATGCCTACTACTTCATTTTTCTATAATTCCTCCTTAGATACTGCTTATACTCCACTGACTTATTCGCAGCCACCAGCAACAATCCCACTGAGAAATTCTCCGGTTGCTAGCGTAACTAGTGTTCGAATAAAGAGTTACTCATACCCTCCCGTCTATATGGGTGAAGCAATGCTTCGTGAGGCAACAGTTACGGCAACGTCCCAAGCCAGCACGAATGTCACATATACAGCGGCTGCCCACAAATTTACGATTGGTCAACGTGTCTCTATCGTTGGTATGCTCCCAAACGCATACAACATAGCCTCCAAGGACATAACGGCAGTCACCGCTAGTACATTCACTGTAGGTAATATGCCAACCGCCATTGGAGCAATGACCCAAGGCGGGCAAGCCAAAGCAACAGGCAACGACTACATTGTTCGTAGATTCGGAATTGAACTATTTCGAGGTTTTGCTAACGATACCGTAGCCGTCGAATATCAGGCTGGTTTAGACGGAGATGAAATCCCGTTTTTCAAGTTGCTCATTCTTCGTGCCGCAACACGAGAAATGCAAAATATGCACGATGACGTTGTAGGTGTTAAGGATTTAAACTCTCGTAACGTAGCCCCACTAGAAACTGGATTCACGGACAGGGAACTGGCTTCTGTTAAAAAATATCGTCGGGTTCGTGTGTCGTAATGGCTAATGATATAAGAATTAAGATAGATATAGATTTTAACCCTGATGATTTGGTTGATGCCCTTGATGATATGCGTAAAAGAGCCAAAGATTTTGGTCCTGTCTTCGAAAAAATTAGGGACGAATTAGAGGAAGTATGGTCAAACAATTTCATGACCAACGGTCTTCCTTCTGGGGGCTGGGCTCCACTTGACCCTGGTTATGCTTCATGGAAATCAGTTAACTTTCCCGGCATGCCACCCATGATTCGTAGTGGTAGATTATTCAGTAGTTTAGGCAATTTACGCGGTACCGTCAACATTATTAGGGATAAGAAGGCAACATTTGGCACCCCTGTCAAATATGCCGAGTTCCATCAATATGGGACAACGAAAATGCCTATGCGTAGAGTCGTTTTTGAACCTTTGGGCTCTAGTAAGGTATGGGCCGGTTGGGCTGCTGACCATATTGAAAAAGGCGCTAGGTAGAGTTTTTTATGACTATAGACTTAATGCATGGGCCGCACTTCGCCAAGTCCTATGTCAACACTTATCTTTCAGGGGATATCCCTGCACGTCTCGTTGATTATCGCAATGGTTGGGGTGTCGATGACATGACCCTTCCTACTCCTGTTGCTTACTTTGGTTATGAACCTTTAGCGATGGATGACTGGCCAACAATTATTACTGTAGTAATTTCAACTACTGGTTTTGAACGTATCGGCTGGGATAGAATTCAACCCATATATAGAGTTTCTTACAGT